ACCTCGCGATCCGAAATAGCCTCCGATTACTATTGTTAATAAACCGGTTATTGAATCAAGTGGATAACTTAAGTACCACCCAATTACATAGCTTACTGTTAAAAATATTAATACTAAAGGACGAACATTAGCCGCAAGCCATGCTCCTGAGCCGGCATCTGCCACCCATCTTTCTGTTGTCCCATCTATTTCAGCTCTTTCAAGTTTTAGTTTTTCTAAGGCAATTTCTTTATCGCCGTCAGACATTTCACTGCTACCTATTATAGCTTCTATAATACTACCAGCCGGTGTGCCGCTGGCTATTGATCCGACTACAGTTGGAATTTTGTTTAATAAAAACTTTCCAACTGCAGTATCTTTAAATTTTTTTTTCATATTATTTAATTAAATTTTATGGTATATTATTTTTATCAGTATTCCAAACTGCTTCAATTTCTGATGACGATAATGCTTTTTGGTAAACTCTAACATTAGCTATTTTTCCATCAAAATAAAATCCACTATTATATCTTCCAATATTAGTACCACCATTACCGCTTCTTGTTGCAGTGCTGCCAATTGATGATGTTGTTGCTGTTGAATCGAATGTTGATTTAGTACTTAAAAACATACTTGCTAAGTTATTATCTCTATTAAGAGTAACTGCTAGTTGATACCAAGTTCCTGTTGTTACTGTTTCGCTAGTATAGTATTGTAAAGAACCGCTAGGACCATCGTGGTAGTGTCTAACTACGCCACCAGTCCACAAATCTATCATTAGACCCTGAGTATTATATAATGAAAATAATGCATTACCTTGAGTAGCACTGTCGCTGTTAAACCAAATAATAACTGTATAATCATTTGTACCAAAATTAAAAGGATATCCAGAATTGTAAAAATATTGATTTGAGCCATTTAAAGAAAATTCTTTATTTGCATTACTAAAAACTGGTCCATTGTAAATATTTAAATTAAACCCATTAGGAAATTGACTTTTTGTAGCTAAATAGTTTTGTACTATTTGTGCATCTGATAGTTTTCCTTGATACATTTTTAAATAACCCATTTTACCATTACTACCGTAAGAAAGAGTTTCCATATCTCCTATTCTTATACCGTCGGTTGTAGTCCAAGAACTAGATGATGCAACTGAGGTTGTAACTTTTAAAACACCGTCAACATAAAATTTTATATTTGCGCTGCTATCATATACAAATACTACATGGTGCCATCTATTCGCAGTTAAATGGTTTGTTGGTGTGCTTATTTCTTGGCCTGCAGAACTAGTAGCATTAAGATTATAGTTATAATTAAGAATATAACTTGAAGTTGTAGCTAAAAATAAACCTCTTTGTGATGAATTTTGCATCATACCTAAGATAGCATAAGAACCATCAAAAACATGTTGCATAAAATATTCTACAGTAAAATCTCCATCTGCATCTTTCACCTGTACCGCTGCGGAATCATTTCCATAATAACCACCTCCTAATTGTAAAAAATCACCTAATTCAGCATCATAACTTGAGGTACCACTTTTAGTTAAAACCAGTGAAGACACTTTATCAGTCCATGTATTAGCAGTTGTATCTATATCCGACGCATCAAAATGTAACTTTAAAGTTGGATTTTGGTATAATGCTTTAGTAGCATTATAATTAGTATTTACTTGTGCTGAAGTAAGCGCTGCATTATAATATCTAAATTGTGCAACCCTACCGTTTAATCTATTAGATGAATAACTACCTCCAGCTCCAATAATAAAATTTTCTGTTGATGAGGTATTGATATCAAAACTTAATGTAGTTGAATATTTTTCAACCCCATTTACATATATTTTAAAACTATTATCACTGTTATCACTTGTAAATACTATATGATTCCACTCATTTATATTTACTACATTATTATCTGTCGTGGGTTCAACAACATTAGTTGTACCTTCATAAACCTGAGCTCTAATAGCATTATTACCATCTTTCATTCTAAAAAGTACAGTTTTAGTGCTATGATCACTTTGATTTCCCCACATTCCACCAAAAAAGTTCATTGCATCTGTGTCAAACCAAACCCAAAACTCCCAAGTTCTTGCGGCTGCATTTAAAATACTATTATAGCTTATAGAAACTGGATGGGCAGTGCTACCTGCAAAATCAAAATAATCAGAATTAACATCGTTAACATATGTGGCTGCTGTAATAGATGCATCATAGTCGTTAGCACCATCTAACCAATTACCACTGCCACTGTAACTATTAGCATCTAAATCTATTTGCAAATTACTTGTATGTAATGCACCTTGAGTTGCCTGGTGTTTAGATGTAATTACAGATGAATAACTTAAATTGTGGCCAGCTCTAAAATTTTGTCCAATTTCTGCAGCTGTTAATTCTGTTTTATACACTCTAACAACACCTATTTTACCATCAACATAAGCATTATCTCCCCAATATGCACCTATATTAATATCTGCTGAACTTGAGTGAAATCCACTTCTAGCAGCTGATGTTGCCGTTAAAGTACCATTTACATACAACCTATCTTTTCTATCAGAAGAAGATTGAGTTAGGACAACATGGTCCCATTCGCCAATTCCATTAGTTGTACCTTCATTTAAACCAACATTACTAGTGTAACCCGAACCCGAAATCCATCCGTAATATCCATGTGTTGTATTCCCCGACCAAGCAAGAGTATAAGGATAAGTACTACCATCCCTAGGTGTTATAAAATACATTTCAGCATTGCTATCTCTATTAACCCAAAGTTCAATAGTAAAACCTGTATTAGATGTCATAAACATACTACTATCATTAGATATTAGAAATCTATCATTACTTCCATCTAAATCAAAATAACCTCTTGTGTCAGCTCCATATGTTGGGCTATCAACTTTTACAGCATCATTTCCATATGTACTTAAATCTGTCCAAGTAGTTCCATATCCAGGATACGAAGCTGTATCACTTGAATTTAAATGTAATACCAAATCAGTTCCTTTATCTACTAAGGGAATGTTTACCTCATGCTTTGTAATATCATACCAAATAGATCCATCTCCGTCGTAAGAATCCACATCATTAGCATCTAAGTGTAAAACAAGTCCTTCTTCTTGGTCTGTTAATCCAGAAGCAGCCGTAGATTTTTTAAAAAATTTTTGGTCTAGTGCCATATTAAATTGTTATATCAAAGTTTTTAACTTTGTCTATTGTATCTAATTTTTTTATTTCTATTTCTTTTTCAAATACAGAGTTTAATATAGTTTCAATTTTACTATTTTCTTTTAAAGAAGCTATTTTTTTATTTTTTTCATTATCAAGCTCAGATATTTGTTCTAAATCTTTAACATTATATGTATATATATCCTCCTCGGGCACAAAATGTAAATTAACTAGCTTTTGATTTTCTGGATTATATTCAGGAAGTCTAAGTTCAAAAAATTCATTTTCAAACCATATATCTTCACTCATCTTATCAAAATTCAAATAATGGCCGTTTATACCTTGCCAAACTTCTGGTAATTTATTAAATACTATTGGTTTACCATTTATAACTTTTACTCTTGCCATATTAACTTGCTGCTTTTGAAATTTGATACCATGCTTCCGAAGTTGATACAAATTTTATTTCTAATATATTTTTTGTACTACCCGTATCGTCATAAGTACCACCTAAATTATTATAAGTACCAGAAGATCCATTTATTGTTCCAAGTGTTAATGTATAAGAACCTCCTCCACCTGTTACTATAATTGTTTTAACATCACCTACTTTTACATTAGTAAAATTAAATGTTATATTATGGCCCGCTGTTATGGTAAATACATTAGCTGCAGAACTATCTACAGTTACTGCTGCCGCTGATGATAAAGCGCTAGATCCCGTATACCTGCTTTCTAAAACGTTATGTGTTACTTTTGTTAATGCCATTTTTTATTTTTTATAATTCTATCCAAGTTTGATTTTCTTCATCCCATGTATAATCTTTACCATCTGAGGGCATTTCTATAGGTGCAGCCCATAAACATGTATTTGAATCTAACGTCCAACTAGAGAATGGTTTAGGTGGTATGAAAGCATCCCTAGCATAGTCATAGGTATATCCAATACCAGCATAATTTTTTCTAAAAGGAGTTCCTCCATCTAAATGTTGTCCACCTCTTGTATTATAAGATGTTCTTTTACAAACTTGTTCACGAAAATTCCCATAATGCATTTCCCAATTTGTAGGGCCTTCTGTTTCATCTTTACCAACTATTACCTCGGTAACGATATTTTGCATATTTAAAAAAGCGTAATGTGCCATATTATATTATTATTATGAAAATGATACTGTTCCTGTTCCTGCAGTAAATACAGATATTTTATACGATCCTTCTGTAAAAGGAGATCCTGTTGATTGTGTTAATCCTGCACTTGCTGATAATGTTTTTCCTGCAGAATACTTTAATATTACAACACCAGAACCACCTGAGCCACCTATATTAGTACTAGCGCCGTAAGTTTTACTAGCGCTACCACCTCCACCACCACCTGTATTTTGCGTACCAGGATTACCGGATTTAGCACCGTTACTATTACCGCTATTAGCTCCGTTACCAGCGCCTCCTAAACCACCGGTTGATCCCTGTATATTACCACCATCAGTATGACATCCAGCTCCACCACCTCCTGCAAAATATACATCACTGCTATCTACTTCTCCAACGGATGCTACTCCTGCATTTGTAGTGTTTAATATATTTACAGCTAAACCTACACCACCGGTTCCATTAGGACCAGAACTACTATTAGCGCCTGCTCCAACACCACCAGCACCGCCACCGCCACCAGACCATGAAGTATAAGGATAACTACTACCTCTATAACCACTTCCTCCTGCATAACCTTGATTTGCAGTTCCAGCGGCACCAGTATAAACTGTATTATAACCACTACTACTACCCGTGTTACCACCTCCAGAACCACCAATTGATGGCGGTTCGGTAACAGAATTTGTGCTTCCACGTCCACCTCCTACAGAAGTTATATTTGAAAATACTGAATCACTCCCATTACCTGTATTACCACTCATTCCACTATATGCGCCTGTATATGTGCCACCAGCTCCAACAGTTACTGAATAATTTATGCTCTCAAAAAGATTAAGTGAAGTTTCAGCACTAGCTCCACCTCCAGAGTTTGAACCAAAAGAAGTTCTTAAACCACCAGCTCCACCACCTGATAAACCAGCTACACCTCCTCCAGCGACTACTAAATAATCAACTGAAAAAGATGGAGGATTTATTGTAATATTATCAGCAGTCCAGCCTTTGATATCATCTTGATATATTAATCTTACTGTTGCATTTTCTATAATACATTTATGATCATCAGTTGAATTTAATATTTTTTGACTACCATTTGCACTAAATATAATTGCATTTGTATCAAAATTACTTGCATAATCTGTAAAGTGTATTTCATCACCCGCACTACCTGCTGGTAAGTTTACAGTTATTTCACCTGATGTTGTATTTACAAAATAGCCTTTACCTGCAGCAGCTGTAAAAGAAGTTCCAGTTTGTGGTTCAATAGTTGTTTCCCAAGTTACAGAACCAGAAGAACCTGCACTAGCTTTTATATTTACTATTTCAACCACAGCCCCCGTTGCAGGAGCTGGATTTAAAACAACATTACTTCCAGAAATACTATAGTTTCCTTTGTTTTGATATACACCGTCTATATAAACTTGTGTGTCATTTTTAGCTGCTATAAGACCGCCTGCATTAAAACTTGTTTGGCCAGATGTTGCAGTATGTGATTGTAAAAATATATTAGCATCTATAACGGTAAAATGTATTATTTCTACTACAGATCCTGAAGCTGGAGCAGCATTTAATGTTACAGTTGTACCGCTTACAGAAAAATTATTTTTTGCTTGGTAAACACCGTCTACATATACTTGTAAATTATTTATAGAAGCGGGTGCAGATGATATTGTAAATTGAGTTGTAGTTGCATTGGAAGTTGTAGCTACATTTTTTTGTACAGTTACTTGGCCACTACTACTACCACCACCACCACCACCACTTATAGTAATTGTTTTAGTAGCTGAGTTGTCACCAGTTACAGCAACACCAGATCCAACAAAGTCTAAAGTTGTAGCAGCTGTTGGTGAAGCAGTACCTTCGTCTTTTACAGTTAATGCACTACCTGAAGCGGCTATTGTAACTTGTTGTGCACCGTTTCTAGTAAGGCTTATATTTGAACCAGCTGTTAATCTTACAGCAGAATCAGTACCACTATTAGCATTTAAATTTAAATCTACATCATCACTATCTGAAGCATTTACCGAAGCATTTATAGAATATGTATCTCCCACTGTACCGGTACCAAATTTTGCATAGCTACCCATAAGAGGGTGGGAAGTGCATTGGTAAAATAATATTGGGGGAGTTGCGGTTGTTGGAGTAATTTGTGTATATGCACCTGAGCTTCCAGGTGATCCATTTGTGGTTACTTGTGTATTATAAGCTGTTGTTTTTGCAGCATCTTCATAAAATGCTAATGGATGAGCACCACCACCAGTGCCTGTTCCACCATTTGATCCATCTGATTGATCAAATCTATATGTAATGCCAGGAGTTAATTCAAGATAAGCACCTTCAACTCCGTCTATAGTATAACCATAAGAACTACCGTTACCGTGTTCCGGATGTGCGGCAGTTTTAGTTACAACTTTAACTTCTAAAGTCTGAACGGTGTCGGTATGTTTTATTGACCGATGTTTAGATTGTATTATCTTACCTTCGGATTCAATGCTTGATTTAAATTTAATCGACATATATTAGTCTATTTTAGTGATAAGAACTCTATAGTCCCCATCTGTTACGGTATCTGCAAATGCAACTGTTATAGTTCCTGTTGTTGCTCTAGCAATATCTACTTGTACAGTTTCGTATGGAGATGCGGTTTCATAAACTTGTGCTACAACATCTCTTGTTGCTAAACCGTGTGTTACTGTATATGTATTTGTTGATTTTGTTACAGCGGAATTTGAAGCTTCTAAATTAACAGCAAAGCTTCTTGACTGTAATTTACTAGTTAACCCAGCAGGAGTTACAGCTTTAACTGCGTCGGTTCCTGCTGTTATTTCACTGCTATCAGCTAATTCAATTATACCTTTTACTGTTTCTGAAGCATCTTCTACACCGACTATATTTGTAAAACTCGAACCTCCATCAACTGAAAATTCAAACTTATCTGTATTTTCATTAAACTGTAATATAGCATTAGCTGTATCTCCTCTTTCAACTTCAATACCTGATCGCAGTGTAGTTGCCGGAGTACCAGTTTGATTTTTATTAAGTGTTATTATATTATCTTCAATATCTAACGTGGCTGTATTAACAGTAGTTGTAGTTCCGCTTACAGTTAAATCACCAGTTACAGTTAAATCACCCGCTGTTGTTACTGTTACACCTGTAGCATTCCCTATAGTAACATTTGAATCTATTTGTGGTAATCTTGCTTCTAAATTAGCTACACTAACGTCAACATCGGTATTGGTATTTTTCATGCTAACCCACGCATTACCATCATAAAACTTCATTTCTTTTACACCTGTAGCAGAATTATATATTATTTTACCTTCTACTAAATTTGATGATGGATCTGAACCTTGTACATCAATTCTGACGTTTTTTATTTCGTTGTTGTTTAAATCGAGATTTGCTAA